CCCCCCCCCTATGTATATCAACCTATATTATATTATATTACTGTTATATTACGTTATATTATATTTCTTTTACTACTTTTTTGTAGATTCCTAAGACATTAAGGTCTACAATCTCATCAATAGCCTTTTCAATCTCTCGAAGTTCATCTTCTTCTCCTAATTCAGGGGATGTTCTAGCGATACGGGCTATATAACCACAGCTATGATAACCTTTACTCTCGTCAAACGCATACCAATCATCAGATTGTGTGAATGGGTCGAAAGGATTATCAAGGGTGGTAAGCATTACTTCTCTCATTCTAAAACACTCCTTCCTAATTAGCAATAGAATTAATACTATTAGTTGAAACTCCTAAGAACTCGGCGATGTCTGCTTGTGAGTAACCATTAGCAAGCATGTTGCGAGCACGTGTTGATTGAACTGGGGTTAAACCATTAGAAACTCTAGGTGTAGCATACTGTTTGATTACATCAAGGTCTGTGTTGTCTAGTATACTCTTCAATAGATTAGTACTTATAGCACCTTTCTGAATAGCATTCCATTCTTCTGGTGTTACTGGAACACGCTCTTTGCCTGCGCCAATACGTGCACGCTGTTCTGCTAAAGCTTGACCTTTAACTTTCTTAAGGTCATCAGCATCCATGTCTGGATTAGCGGCCTTTCTAGATGCAACTACAGCATTAGCTAGTAATTGGGCTTGTCTTTCTAATGGGGCGTTCAATAGGGCGATATTAAGTTTAGCTTTAAGACTAGCTACTTCTTTAGCATACTCTTTCTTAGCATTAGGGTCTGACTTAGTGAAGCTTGAAGCTGCTGCAATAGCGCTCTTTCTAGTCTCATTACCTAAAGCCTTGAGTTTATTGGCATGGGTTGCATAAACAGTCTCCATTGTAGTGCCGGAGGATAAACTAAAAGCATCATCCGCCTCGTACATCTTGGTGGACTTAGTTGTACGCATAACCGTCTTCCCTTTAATATTAACATAACTTTCACCTGTGTAGGTGTATAATTTTTTACCTGTTTCGGGGTCGACATACACACGTTTAACTTTACCTGTTTCCGGATTTACTACTTCAACACCATCTTTTCTTGCTAGTGGCCTTGCATCTGAGGAAGCTCTTGATATTACGGTAGAAGCACCTTTTCTAGCGCCACCTTGGTATTTCGTTTTTAATCCAGCTATATCATTATCTATTGCTGATTGTTTATAATCTAAATGATGCTTCTCTGAATCAATTACAACCATACTATGTTTAACAGCACGAGCAATCTCTCCATCATTAGCGCCTTTCATAGACATATCAGCAATAAGGTTTGATACTTTACCCATTTCTGCATTCTTAGTAGTAACTTTAACTCTAGGTGCGCTATCTGGTAACTTATATAAAGCTTTAGGATCAAAATCTATAAGCCCTTTTAATGGGGCGGTGCTCTTTATTACTTTACCATCAGGATTTGGTATTACTAATACAGTATCTCCATCAAAATCGGCACCAGATAGTCTTTCTGCAACTTTATGGTTAATACCAACAGCGTCAGGAGATTGATTTCCTAATATCTTTTTAGCAGGGGCATAATTATTATTAACGGTTAGTTGTGGTATCTCAAAGGTTCCTCCATGAGGATATCTTATAAGAACAACTGTTTCGCCATCTCTATAATTAGGAGCATATATTTCATTCTCTTTCATATTTGGAAATGGTAATATAACATGTGACCCTTGTCTAGGTAGTGCGGCAGCTTTCAAATGTACAGCTGCAGAATCACAGTCATCAGCAAATGTATCTAATAATTTTTTCTTAACAACAGGATTATCTAGAGCCATTATTTCATCATATTCTGCTTTTTTAATATCAAAAGCTAAATCTAATTGTTTTTTAGCTAACGAAGGATGTTGTTTAGATAATACTTGTGATGATAGACTTCTGGACCATTCTTTCCAGTTACCTTCTTCATACACCATATTTATTGCAGACAGCGCTTTATTACCATCTTTATCAATATAATGTCTTTGTTTTACGGTAGAACCAAAAGGATTGTCAGAATCTATATCGCCATCTAATTCTTTCATAGGTTTTAAAACCTTATCAAAAGGGGTTGTTTTTGACTTGTTGGTGTTGAATCTAATATCAATTCCTGGCGGTAGGTCATCAGCATATACGGCCATTCCTTTTAGAAAATGTTTATCATCAACCCCAATACGAACTTGAGCATATCTAGCTCTTCCTAACGATATATCATCTACGCCTCGACGAAGTTCGATAACTCCATCTTTTTTTGTTCCACCATCTTCGGCATAGTTTATCGTAAGTCGTTTTGAATCAATACTTCTTATTGGTTCTAGACCTAAGAAAGATCTTCCACCATCTTCAGTATAATCTTTTATTTGTTTTATCTCTGCCCTATTCTTAGAAACTTCAGACCAAGTAGTTCCTGGTTTAGCAAGTACAAACAATGTTGTTACTTTACCGGTTCCTAATTGGGTTACTGGAATATAATGGGTTGTGTATCCTTCTTCTTCTAGCATTGCAACGGCAGTTCTAAATTTTGTTCTATTTAGACCGATATGTCTCTCTACTCCAGCGCCTATGTCTAAATATTGTTTTCTTTCCAAATTTTCCTTTAACATATTGGCAGTTGCTTCGGTGACTTCTTTGCGTGCTTTGGTTTCGGCATTTAATAAACTTCTAATAGAAGATTCATTTTTACCCATTTTCAATCCAATAGCTGTGTCGGAATAACCTTTAGCTTTTAATTTAGAAGCCGTGGCTAAATCTTCTTTTCTAACAGAGTTAGTCGCTATTGATTTATTTGCTCTTAATTCATTAACCTTCCAGCCTATACCATCAGCAATCATTTTATCGCTAAGGCCTTTTCTTTTTAAATCATTAACATAAGCTATAAAATTTTTATCACTTTGATAAGGCGTATCTCCTGAACCCCAAGGATATCTTCCAGAGTGTCGCTTTGTACCTTCGTGTTTGAGAAACTCTGTCATACTTTACACCTCAGCTTTCATTTCATTGATATGTTTATCGGATGATATAATTTTCTGCATAATATATAATATGTCTTCTTTATCTGGATTATGTATAAGCACACAATCTAATTGATATATTCTTAATTCTATTTGGATATCGTTAGGATTAACATCATATTCTAAACAAAAGAGAGCTGCATAAATCTCCAATTGCTTCATTGATGATTTTGTCTCTCCACTTTTAAAGTCATGGATCCTAAGCATGTTTTTTCTGAAGCTAATTGCGTCAGCTGTTCCAAAACAATTATCTGAATATTTAAGAGGTTGTTCTGGCGTCATCATAAACCCTATAGCATCGTTAATATATAAATTTAATGTTTTGTTTCTTTTCGGTAAATCAATACCAAGTAATATCGACTCACAGGCATGAGCGTGTAATCTTACACCTTTTTCTTTAGCTTGATATTTTGAATAGTTTTCTTCTAGCTTAGCCTCATCATAATTTACCCAATGATATTTACTAGGACTTAAAAAAGCATGTTTATCTTTTAACTCGAAATGCTTGTTGAAGTTCATATAATATAACCTCCATATTTTCTGGATAGATGCATCTACCAAAGAACATATTATCACAATAGTCTATGTAGTGTTCTTGGTTTGGACGAAATGGTTCATTCGCCGATTTTTTACATTCAAGAACTGCCCAATATTCATTCCATAAAATGGTAAGGTCTGGAAAACCTTGAATATAGTTCGCATCATTTTTAAGAACCAGACATCCTGGAAATATAGCTTCTAACTTTTTGATTAAGTCACTTTGAAATTTACTTTCCATTATTGTTTTCTCCTAAAAAAAAATAAAAGGAATAGCGATTCTCTACTCCTTCTATTATAGCATATGTATTTGACGCGACCACTACTCTTTAATGAAATTGTTCTCTTGGAAGTTTCTTTTTTGTTTTAAAGATTTTTGTATAGCAATATCAATTGGCGATTTTGATATAATGTGATAATAATATAATTCTCTAAAAGGAGTATTTAATCTATCGATTCTTCCGCCGGCTTGTGCAGTTAATTTATATGAGTAATTTAAAGAATAATAAACTACAACATTAGTAGTTATACAATTCCAACCTTCTGCCCCAGCTAAGTATTGAACTAAATAAATCCAAGAGTCTGATGTTGGTAACGGGTCATGATTATGTCCATTCCATTCAGCAACCTCATAGTCTTTATTAAGCGTTCTCAATATATCTAACTCATAATTAAAATTATAAAATATTATTATTTTTTTATGAATACTCGCTAAATGTTTAACTATTGCTAAACGATTTGTGTCTTCATTTACAACTTTTCGCATAAGATGATACAATTGACTAATGTCTTTTATGGGTTTATTTTCATAAACATTCCACCTATCTTTCATTACTCGGTTAAATTTATAAGTATCATATGATGCTATAATATCTTTATGTATAGATGTGGTTAGGCGCTCAAAAGACATATCAACTAATATATCTTTTTTATGTTTTTCTAATATACCAACATTAACATAATGATCAATTTTTGGAAATTTACTAAAGTTATCATAAACTACATGGGTTCTAATAAATTCTCTATGATTTTTATAGAATTTATTTCCAATGAAAACCGGAACATAATCCATCCATACATCACCTGGTGTGGCGCTTAATAAAATCCAATCATTTGATTTTGAAATTTTAATAAATGATTTAACCCAGGTTCCTGTTCCAACTATTCGTTGCTCATCGAATATAAAGAATGCATTAACAACCTCTTTATACTTTTTTATATTATTCCATGAATCAATAACGACAGTAACACCATCAACACTCAACTCTTTTTTGGTAGATAGCGCAAAATGAGCACATTCACTATGCCACTCTAAAGAGTCTCTTTTACGAGCAGTTGTTATTATATATAAATCTTTTGGTTTTGTCATTGGTGAGTAATCTGACGAGCCATTAATATTTATATCACCACCGCAAGATTTAATAAAATATGCAAGCGAAGTCAGAGACTTTCCAGACCCAACTCCACCACAAAGGATGGAGCCAGTCTTTAAGTTATCAAGCGCTTCTAGTTGATGGTCATAAAGATTAATCATTTATTGGACAATTCGGCCCAACACATTTTATAGCAGAATCTGGGGCATTATGATATTTATCCTCAAATGCATCCTCTGCTATTGTAACATACATTACTTTTACATAAGCCTTAACACCTGCTGAACCATTTTTCATGGACCAATTATAAGGATTTAAAACTAAATCAACAGATTCTATATCTGCAAAGTCTAATATTTCAACAGTAGCTGCATCAAGTTGTGTCATACCCGAACGAGTCACAAGCATAATTTTAGGTGGTATTGGATCAAAGGAAACGGCAGCTTGTAGATAAGGCACTGGTTCATCACCATCATCTTTTGGCTCTAACCATCGAACATTCCAACCATCAGCTTGAAGGATTCTTGCTAAGTCATCTTCAAGAAATACACAAAAATTTCTTCTACCTGCTGGGTTAAACTGGCCTTCCTTTCCTGAGAAATTCTTAAAACCAATTCTCGCATTCTCAATCTTAATATTAGTTTCTACTCTTTTTTTTTCTGACATTTTATGTCTCCTTTCAAATCTAAAATGGTAGTATCCAATTATCATTAATATCATATGGCTGTTCTGACGCAAACCAATCAAAATCGCCAAAGTTATTAATATCTTTTTTAGCATTAGAAGCTAATAACTCATAATACGACATATCAATATCTTTCTCTTTATTAAGAGCGAGAACCATTTCAGATTCTAACCATCGATAATCTTTAGCTCCAGTTGCTGAGTAATACGTGTTATCACTTTTTCTTAAAAGTTTTCCTCCACCAGCGCCTTCTTTTATTGGTGTAAACGCTCCGGCTTTCCCAACGAAATGATAATTATGACCAGACGCAATGAGCGCTTCTAGTTCTTCCATACTAATATTAATTAGTTCTGGGTGTTTTTTTCTATTGGCGGTCATCCTAGAGATTGGTACATTATCTTTTTCGTCTTTAATTCTTTCTTCTAATTCTTTTTCATACATTGTTACATCTGGTAGGTTTTCATTCATATCCAAATATAGAGAAGTTTTTACAGTCTTAGTTTCACAAAAATCAGCGAAGACTAATGGCTCATGACTAAATAATGTTTTAAATACATAAGGTTGTTTAAATTGTGTACCTGTTGCGGTCCATGTATTTATTAATTTACTCTTAGCCGCCCAACCATATTTGGCGATATATACTGCATCATTTACTAGGCAGAATTTATCATATGTTGCCTCATGCTCAAATGTATACCCATATTTTCTACCAAACTCCATAACAAATTCGATAATCTCTGGCGTCGCATCTGGAATCTTAATTGAATCTGTTTTAATATGAGCAACGGTATAACCTTGTTCTTTTACTGCATGTTTTAAATCAATCATAAATAATGCGCCACGCTTAGCAACTATATTATCTACATTACGTGGGTCTTTGAACTTGTTAGGGAATTTAGCTGATGTTAAACCATAGATAATGTTAATAACTATCTTTAAAGCATAAGATAAAGCTCCAGCTTCTTCTGGGTCCTCTTTTATTAAATACTTTTCGAGTATTCCGCCTAACATTTTTCTAGCACTAGCATAATCATTATGTTTGATAGCAATACGAGCATCAACTAATTCTTTTAATTTATGAGTATATGGTCCGAATATATTGAGATTTATACCACTGTTAGGATGCATGGAAGCTACGTCTAATAATGCGGCATTACCATACATACCTGGGGTAGCATCAACATAACCACCTTCTTTAGGGTCTTCACCTCTATATAGACTCCTACCTCGCTCATATTTATAACCTGGAAACATCTCGCTTAAATCTGTATAAACAAATTTACTTTGAGGATTTGGGTCTGTTCCAAACATTATTCTTTCGGCATGTTTTTGGGTTGTGTCATTTAATGTTAAATTACTTAGCTCAGCCAATATTTGTCTGGCTACAAAATCTTGATATCTTTCCTCAAATACTGCTTCTGAGGCATCGACGTCATTTTTACAATAATCTGCTACTTTTTGCCACAGGGATGGATCAACCGGTTCTTCCCATGGCAAACCTAATTCTAAATGGTGTATTCCTAAATCAATCTCAAATTTTTTCAGACTTTGTTTAATAGATGAGAAATCATAAATGTCTGTATATGAAATATTATAAGCTTCACTAAACATTGCATTCTCACTACTATTAATAATCTTTTGACTTAATTGGAACAATTGTTCATTATTATACCCTATATAAGCAGCATATAATATATGATTGTCATACCTTCTACAATTAAAACCAACTAATTTTAATTTCAATAATTCTTCAATATCTTTAGGTTTAGGATTTATTAAAGATACATGATGTGGTTTCCCTCTAAACTTCCAATCTATAACAAATAGATTTGGAAATACTTCGACGTCATAGAAAGCTATTTCTGCCGAATCATCATTTCCTGGAGGACTTGGTTCCGCACTACGAAAAGGCATCTCTGTTACTAATTTTAAACAGGCTGCTGATTGATTGGTACTATTATTAGCAAATGCTAATATTCTCGGACGCATATCTGTAATATCATAATGTAAACCTGATTCATACGCGTCGGTTAATATCTTATTAATAAAATCCATTGAAGGTTTTGTCCCTGGATGTATTTCTTTTCTTAGATTTTTTTCAATAAGATTTCTTAAAACTCTTTCACTTTTAACCGCTTCAAAGTTTATCACTTTTTCTCCTTTCAATGGTAATCCGGAGTTAATAGTCTGAATCGGTATATTATTACATTTTGTCAATTTTCTTCTAAGAGAACTGTTACCCTTAAAAACTTTTATTTCAATATGCGGCTCATAAATGTTAGATAATAAATCAACATCACCATCATATATATAATGTAGATGAATACCTTGCCCAGACTTACTAAACTCCGCATATGTTGGTGGCCATTTAGAAGCTGCTTCTATATTCTTTTCTAAAGATTTTTTACCATCGTCATCTTGTATGTCAAAATCTATAACAATATGGTTCTCTGGAATCTTTACAAAATGTAATTTTCTTGTATTTATTTTAGATAATGTAGTTTTAACATTAGCCCATTGGACATTTGGTGTTTCATATTTATTAGAATATTGAGCTAAACAGGATCCACATTGTTCATCTAATAATGAATCACTATGTTCTAAAACTAAACTTAAAGGTTTTTCTTCTACTATTGCTGCTAAAGCACTGAATTTCTCAGTTAAGAAGTTAGTATAGTAACTGCGGATTTGTTTTCCGTCAATTCTAGCAACATCATCAAAACCACCAAAATAGTTTTTAAGCTCTTCTCTAAATTTATGAAGTGGTAATTTAAAACCCGTAAGCGCATCATCACAATATTCTTTATACATAGTATAAGCTTGTTTTAATGAGACGCCTTCTGAATCCTTGAATATGTAGTAATTACTCTCAACGAAGTTAAAGAATACATCCGTTTTGAATATCATATCTAAAGGTTTATAATTGTTGTAATAATTCTTACCCATATTATTAAAAACATCTGCGCAATGTGTAGCGATTCCACCCAACTCAAAATCTATATGAGCCATAGCGGCTTCATATTTATGAGGCGTGATTCTTCTACCAGACGGTTTAACATCTATGAGTCTTCTAATAATACCAGACTTAGCATCCGTTATCTTAACCGGACGATTTGTAGCCATAAATAAAAAGGCATTAATTCTAGACATATATGATGGTTTATACTTTTCATTCATAGTCATCTCTTCGTGAGATATAATACTATTTAATTTAGAGTTATCCTCTATCTTACTTAAATCACCATCATGTTGTATAGCTATTAATGGATTCTGTTTAAATACTTCAGTTGCAAATTGGTTTGCTGAGGCGGTTAAAGATTTAGCCTCGAAGGTTGTGTAATACCCTTGAAATAATTTTAACATAATATTTATAAAGGTTGATTTACCAGAACCAAACTCTCCATATAAAACTATAAATTTTTGAATATGTTTAGCTTCGCCGGTAACAACTGCGCCAATAGCCCATTCAAGTTTTTGGCGCTCTTCTTCGTCATACAATGTGGACATTATTAATTCATATGATTCAATAGGTCCTGTAACTAATGGATATGGTAATCGCTTACTTGCATAATGTTTTTTTGTTAATATAGTGTTGGAGAAAGTTAACTCTTCATCTAATTGATGTGAATTATCCGATATATGCGCAATATAGTATCGAAACTCTGTCCATATTTTTGAAGAGAAATCACTCATTAATTTAGCATGAACTATCCCATCAGTTCTACTTTGAATTTTTTCTTTATGCTCTCGCACATCTTGATCAACTAACCGTTGTACATCATACTCATCTGTTGACCATAATTTTTGCTCTTCGTCCCATATAGCATAAAAGGCTTTCCCTCTAACCATTAAGTCTTTTGAGCGTCCAACTTTAAAATCAGGATATACTTCAATGATACCATTTTTAGTACTCCTTTCTTTTATTTGATAAAAATCCATAATGGCTCCTTTCTTTTATTTTTTAGTAGTTATTATTTCTTTTAATAAATATCTAAAAACTATAACAACAACTAATATAAAAAGGAAAGGCCATAATAATGCTACTATCAGAATTGCTAACATTTTAGAAAATCTAATATGTTTGTCGTGTTTCGACTCTCTAATATAAATAAGAATTGATAGTGTTATAAATATACTAATATACGTTATAAGACTCATCTTCGTTTTACCTTTCTAGCATGACAATGAATATAATCATTGTATATAACCGATTTTGTTATATCTCTGGCTTCTGGACAAAATAATATATTAGCTCCTTGAGGGCTTGTAATTGGCATAGTGGTGTATTCTAAATTCTCTGTCTCAGCTAATAATAATTTATTAAGCATAACAGAGTTATCTAATAAACCAAGAATTAATATCTCAATATTAGATAAATTTTTAAGACGAAATTCATTTGAAGCATTTTCAAATTTATTAATAGTCTCTTTTACTATATTCTTTGTTTGATTATCCATAGCGGCTCCTTTCAAGTTTTTTTTATTTTGTGACACTTTTACGGTATAGTCTATAAACTTTCTATAATATATATATATAAATTTATAAAGTTTATGAGTAAAAAAGTGTAAAAGTGTCACAAAAGTGCCTCAAACCCGCCACCAGAGCGGATCCCCAGGTTTTAAAAAGTGTCACAAAAGTGTCACACTGTGACATAAAAGTGTCACAAAATTTAAAAAACCTATAAAATTGTCATAAAAATACACAAAAAATCTTTAAAAAAGTGTCACAAAAAATCACTACTTTTAAAAAAGTGTCACAAAAGTGTCACACTTTAACTAAAATCTTTATAGTAATTCTCTAATAAATAACCACTCATCTGGTACCATATTTCTACTTTTCGTTGGTCTTTTTTAGGGCTGGTTAATGGAAATAATCCACCATGCCCATCTCTATCATACGTCCGTGAAAGTAAACGATCTATGATAATAGTTACCCGTGTTTTTGAACCAGGTAAACTATATTCAGCATCGTCAAACTGCCATAAATCCAGATTTCTGATAATATGCCAAAACCAACCAACAACGTCCGCGGTACTATTAGCTTGGTCAACCTCATTCATTAAATCCGTCATTCGATATGCAATACCTATTAATACTTCCAAGACTGAAATAGGGTGAATTAAAACCACCGGCTCTTCAAAAGTATCAATATACTCCTCGCGCAATTTTACAGCGTCCATAAGGCGATTATCGTCGTTATGAACACTCCAATAAAATTCCCGATTAAATAAATATTTACAAAGTATCCAATAACTTCTTTCCTCTACCGAATCAATATTAACATTAATGATGCTACATAATAGCATGAAATATCCATGTTTTATCTCATCATTATTTAGAGTTGGCATCATCTAGAAACCACTCCTTCGTGGGCCTTTGCGGAACGATTGATCAAGAAATCTGTAGACATTCCGTTGTTGCGCACATATGCAGTATCAGGGTCATCGTCGTCAACATCAAATAATGTTTGACACTCAACAACACCTAAATAATATAACACATCATCAATTGGTTCATCATCCTCATCTGCTAATACATCATCGGCAGCATAATATGTTAATTCAATTTTTTCATAATCAACATATGTATCAAGATACTCGTGCATTTCAATAGGATATACTGGTAAATCCTTATCAATTCGCTCGCTCTTAGGTACATAGTTAGCTTTAAGATCTTCTATTTCTTTACTAACATGTCCGGCTGTTGATAATTTATTGTAGTCAATTTTCTCAGTTTCAGGACGTTTGAAGTTCTTAATATTTGTTGGTTTTTCACCTTTGGCGTCAGTTTTGTACTCTTTAGCCACTTCATCTATTTGTTGTTTAGTTATAGCTTTTTCACGATAAGTTTCTCGAAGAGATGTTAATTCGCTATCAACAAGGTCCTCATATTTTTTCCTTAATACAAAATTTGTACCTATCGCACCTAAAGCTAAACCTGCCGCTAATATTAAAACTCTTTCTAAATTTCTATTCATGTCTTCGTTCTCCTTTCAAGAGACTAGTTTTTAGTTTTCTCTGATAACAGAGCCATTGTTACAACTTATAGTTCTATACTTCTCATTGTCATCACCAAGCGATAACCATGCTATTTTTTCATTTGGGAAATCCCCCACGTAAACCCATCGTTCACCATTCCAGAACTCTAACTCTACTTTATCCATAACATAATCAGTTAAATCATCCATTTAGTGTCTCCTTTCTTGTAAATTAAATAAAAATTTACATCCATTTCTTTGTTATATATAACTACATCTTTTTTATCATGTTTGAATAAATATAAGTCGTTAGTGGATATCAATGTAAATAATTCATATACAACCATACCTTCTTCATCAACAAAATAATTATCTAAGGGGTCATAAATTAGATTAATAAATATATCATGAGTAAAAGGTAAATAAACAGCATTGCGCTCTGCTATAACTTTATCAATAATACTAATATGTCCCATTTTATAACCTCCTTAGCTTGATAACATATATCTTCCTGGATAATCCATAATATCTCGATTAAAATCACCTGAGCCTACAAAGTCTAACCCATCACGAATTCATATCAAATCGTAAACAACCCCGTCAACATTAAAGTCTAATAAGACCGTATGCTCGTAGCCATTTACAAAAGCTCTCATTCGTTCGTTGTCAAGATTAGCCAATCCAAAGTCGACATAATTATCTCCGTCTTTAGATATAACCCAACCAACAACTTGACCTGCTTGTGACCTTGGTAGACCTAACATATCATATACTTCGTTCAAGAATAAATGTCCTCTAGCATGTAGAAGGTCATTCGCCATCGCTTGATTATTCTTCAAGAATACTAAATTATATTCAGGAGTTTTAGACCATGCGGTACTAGTCTCATCATAGAATCTAGCATATATAGATACATTATTAGGGTCATACACTTTTTTAGTTCTTTCAATATTAGTTATATTACCGTCCGCATCAGTCTCTTGATCAATATATTTTTCTTCTTTGTAGCCATAGCGATATTCGCGGTCCTTCTCAACACCTACATCCTTAACTACTCTTGAGCGATATTGAGCGAAGCCTTCGGATACAGCCTTGTACGCAGCTGCTAGTGCCACATTACGATTTTGAAGAATACGATTACTACCAACAATACTAATAATTGATAAGGTACCAATGGTTACTGGCCCCCAATATAACTTAGCGAACGCAACACCTGTTTGCACATATGTTATCATTAGATCTTTTTTCATATCTTCTTCGCTATATTTCTCTTCCGGGAAATTTTCCTTAGCATAATGAATTTTGTCTATCTTTTCTTTAGCCTCATCCATTACACTTTCAACTTTTAATGTAGCGGCACAAGCGCCAATAGCACTACCTACTACACCAATAATACCCAACCCTAAAAATATAGTTGGGCTTGCTTTTTTACCTAATACAAATAATCTGCTGCTTGTCTGCATGGCTTTTGCCAAATACTTACAATTTCCTGCTAATTTGCATACCATAATATTATTCTCCTATTCTTATATTTCGTCGATTTGTCTTGGTTCTGGTAGCCTTAATGTGTGTCTATCGTTAAAATGCTCGATATAAGCCTTGTTCATATCTTGTGCTAACCACCCATATTCATAATTAGGGCGGTCATTTTTTTTACCTGATGCTTCATATAAATCAGCAACTGTTGCGTGTCCGCAGTAGTCGGCCCGCTCGGTCAATTTATTTAGAACTTTGTTCGCTTGATGCGCTGACTGAAACGTCATTTGTTTTATCATCGTTTTCTCCTTCTAAATTTGAAAATGTACCATAAATATCATCAACATCCTTACCATTCTCAGCATAAACACTTCTTATGATATTTAGGAATTCTTGACGCTTAACTATGCCCATATCTAATTGCTTCATTAGAAGTTGGAGGGCTTTTTCGTGAGTCATCTGTAATGCTACTAATCGGTCTATAACATCAGCGGAGTCCTTACATAACTTGCGATATTTTAATACACCCCAGACATCTGTTATTGCCGGAGGTGTACCAACCGCATTAGCTCGTAAGGCCATTACTACAGGCCTTGTATCGGTGTATGGGTTAATATTTACTTTCCTCATAATTTCAAATCGCCTCCAATATTAGTTTGAAGTAATTTCATTAATTGACCATAAGGAGTTGCTTCTACTTGTTTGCGTATGGATTCGCGAATATATTTATCACGTGCTTTACAGTATTTTTTACAATAGTTTCCCTTGCGGCATAATTCACAACGTCCTTCTAAGTTCCATTGCTCAGATGTATCGCCCATATTATACCTCCTACAATTCTATAGGTTTAGGTAGAACTAATAAATAACCTTCGCGAACCCTACTAACATATGCGGAGCTTAAGTCTTCCCAACCAAATTTATGGTCTTGCCACGTGGAGTTCATATTCACAAGGTCATATAGATTAGCCACACTTGCTCGGTCATAATCAAGAACTCTATCCACCATTAAATCCAATACTTGCTCAGCTTCACCTTTTGATTCGAGAATTATATCATCAAATGAATGCATCGCTCTTTTATTTACAGTCCTTTGTTGTCTTCCGGACTCTTTATTCTTATAATAATTATTATAAGATACATAAGACTTACCTTTATCGCGATAAGTATTTGTAGTATGCTTTGCATCACCAAATAAGGTCATACTAATACTACCAATTATTAAATCAGCAATTGTGTTTTTTACAGCTGGTATAACTACATCATACATGATGTATTCGCCAACATTTTCAACATCTTCGCCAATAAATACATCTTTAGCTTTAGAAAAGAAACCCTTTTTCTTTCGAACAGTCTTCCCTTTTACTACAGGGGCTAATTTTGCTGGTTCTTTTCCTGGTTCTGAAGCTTCTCTTTTAGATTTATCACTGTTGCTAGGATAGTTCACATCTGTTCTTTTTGATCCGTAAGGACCGCCATCAACTTTCATTGGTACTCTACTCATATTATTCTCCTTCAAATATATTATAGTGGAAAAAAGGAATAGAACGTTTGTCCCACTCCTTTTAAAACTTTTAAATTTTAGTTTCTTCTGCTTCCTCAATGTCTGCAACTACAGCCTCGGCAACGTCATCCACAGTCTTCTCTATGGGCGCTACGCAGTAGTCAGTGACTTTGTCAACCATCATTGCTCCAATTACTAAAGCTGCCATATTAGTGCACACTTGTATGTGCCATGGCATTTTTGGTAAATTGTTTAGCATGATGTTCTTTCCAATCGCTCCAACTCCTACGGTAACGACCCCTACAGCTGCTGCTGAGATACCTTTACCAATTGTCCGTACTACTTTAATTTTATTCATAATTTTCCTCCTTTAATAGTTTCTATTATATCATATGTTTTTATCGCGTTGGTGGCGCAAATATAACAGTAACTGGATTCATCTGAGGTTGTACAGGAATCTTTAGCTTATGATTCTGAAATAATAATAGAACGTTTAGGACAATTGACACCCCGGCAATAATTTTGAATGCATCAATCTCTTCTTTAAATTCTTCTTTAACTGCTTCGCTTGCTTGTACTACTAATTTTTTAGTGGCTTTTCCAAACATAATATCTCTCCTTTCAAGAGAAAAAAGAAGACTAAGTTTCCTTAATCTTCCAATTTTGATAGTTACCAATTAAACTTCTTCTGGCTCAGTTTCTTCAAAATCATCTTCAAAATCCATGTCGTCATCATCCTCTTCAGGATACTCAGCATAAACTTTCTCGTCCTCGGCTTTCTTAAGAAAGTGTGTCACTGCAAATGCACCCAATCCTAACAAACCTAACACAAGACCAGTTTTACCTATTCTTCCTTTGTTCGTTACTACTAATGTTTTTAAATTTTTCATTTTTAAATCCTCCATTTTTAATCTAAATTAATATTTATCATTATACCACATGTTTTTTTCGCGAATATTAAATCGGCTCCGCATCGTATATAAGAGCTAATGCTGGATTACCGTCTGGATCAATTGTTGAAGATATAGTTACGTCTATGAATCCGTTATCAATATCCCAACCAACAGAATCGCCGATACCAATATCTGGGAGACCTAGTTCTTGATAGAATGTATTAATTGTAATACGCATATCCCTCATTAATTGTCGATTACAATTATTTATTGCATCTATAATATGCGCTCGGGAGCTTTTGAAATATCGTCCGGATAAGTCATCAAAGCATAATATATCGCCAGAGCCTATTATAATCACTGAGTTGTCGCGAGCCGGTTTCTTAACTATATGGTCTTTAGCGATGTCGCCCCTTATCTGCTTATGTACAGAATCCCCAAGCGTCTCAGCAACCTTATATCGGTATTCCTTGTAAGCAGTATCAGTGAAAGCATATAATGATGCCAGTGCTGCATAACGGTTCATACTTATCTTATTCGCGCCAACCATACAAGCGGTTGTCAACGTTAAGAAACCAAATGTGGGAATATAACATTTGTATGTCTCCTTTACAACACCCCAGTTTGATAATGGGGGTAGACCTTCCTCAGCTAGGAAATACTCACGCTCTTCAAGTATCCTAATAGCCTTAGGCGTTCCAACAATTGCCGAAGCTGTTGTAGCAAATAATCCACCAATAGATACTGCCGTTAGAACCGTTGAAGAATGGTCTCTACAATATTTAAATAAACTATTGATTACTTTCATAGTCGCCACCTTCTACCCTATATAATACGAATGGGGATTTGTAGAACTCAGTGAGAAGTTCACTAACAAGGTCGTGAGCGAACTGCGGAATCATAATTGTCTGCTTATTTTCCTCATACCATTTAAGAGCTGTTCCTCCATTAAATCTTGCCATAGCAATCCAATCACAAAGCATCGTTATAATATGAATAGCTATGTCTTTTTCTGATGCACCAACATCATATAGCTTAGTCCAGTTCTCCCAATGATGAGGATTGAGAGTTAGGTGAGCTTGCCAAGCCGCTTCATACATATCGTCATAATACTGTTTGGTTGTAACATACTTCGCATCAATCATTTGCTCATCAAATGTCGGGTAGAAATGTCTGCGATAAGGATCAAATTCAACATCCGATATTTTACTCGCATCATGGTTGGCAATCAACTTACTGATACGTCCGAACATATAAGGATCCTGCACAAATTCCTCAAATCCAAATATATCAATCATTTTTTCCCATGCCCATTTAACATTACAGACATGCTCCTCAAGATAACTGAGATACTCTCGAATCTTTTTAATTTCTTCTAGCATAATATTATTCTCCTTTGTATAATTTTTTGAAAGAAAAAAAGAGCACTATACTTTCGTATAATACTCTTTGGTTGTTAATTTTCTTGTGGTTCGTCTTCAATAAAGACTACTGGTGTTTCGTCTTTCTCAACTGTGTAACCTTCAATTACGTCGTCGTCAACTTCAACACTTGTGTCGGGTTCCTCAGATTTTTCACTTTTTGTTGCTAATACTATTAGTCCAACAACCGTCACGGCTGATGCCGCTAATGCTGTCAAGACAAATGGTTTCGCTTTTTTTGCTACTTTCTTTGTTCCGTTCACAAATTTCTTGAATTTGCCGTCTTCTTTAACTATTGCTACCTCTGTTGATACTACTTCTACTACTGTATTTTCTTCCATTGATATAATCCTCCTAAGATTTTTTTTAACTTCTATTATAAGGTGTGTTTTTTTCGCGAAGTTATTCGGAAACTTCTTCGCTCTTTTTCTCAGTATTCTTAAGATAAAAATAAGTAACTGCCGCACCAATAATAACACCAGATGCAATATATTTACCTTTAGTTAACTGAGAACCGATCCACAAATCTTGTGCAAGCTCAAGGATAGCTTTATCCCTGATTCCATCTGATATGTGTGGGTATTTTTTTGCCATTAATACTGTGGCTGGCTTTATGAATTTACCATATTTAAAGCTTTTGTTTAATACGATGTTTATATTTTTCATAGTTACTCCTCCATAACTTTTGTAGTTTCTGTGAATGGTGTACGGTCTGTAAATAATTCATCCAGTGATTTTTGAGAAACAAATCCTGCAGCGCCTTTATGTCCTCCGCCCCCATGCTTCTTGGCGAGCTCGCTAACGTCCAGATAAGCGGAATATAGACTAACCGAATATCCGTTTGCTACCTGTACATATGCTATACATAGTGGATATTTTTTAAAATACTCGCCAAATAATTCCGAGGTTCTGTCCTGACAATTACATACTAAACATAATTGATCCTCAAATATAGCGGTATATGCATAGTTGGCTATCGATTTCGTTCTCATATTTTTCTTGTATTGGCCTATGATTACGCCATTATCTATTAAAAGGTCTACGACGTTCTCCGCATTATACATCAGCAAAAATGTATGATACAGGTTATTTATATCGTGATTTAACAATTGATAACCATCATAGAATAATCTAGTAAGGTCTCCAAATTGATATTTCCAAACATCGCGGTCTCCAATATAACGAGTATGCATAGGACAATCCTCAACCATTTCCGGATCGAAATCAGCTAATAATGCGCCCGTACCAAGATATTCGGTCATCTTCATAAGATATGCGTATGTTAATTCACAAGCAGCAATACCATCATAACGCAAACCTTTTATATAGAAAGGATAATTTTCATATTTCTCTATTGCTGTTTTATGGTGGTCTATCCATACAACATTCTTAGTTTTTGAAAGTAATAAAGTATTCATTACTTCAATGTCCAGGCTGTAGTCAACAATATAGACATATTCGTTTTCGTTTATTTTATCTAGAGGAAATTCATCCCCATATTGCATTGGTATATATCTGGGGACAAAGGCGTCCTTATAAGCATACGCCATTATCCACATCGCGGACATTTGACCGTCCGCATCGTTGTGGTAGAAACAAATCATCTTATTCTCCTTTCAAGAGTTAGACTATTAAAAAGTGGTTAGTTTGTCCGGATTAGCTTCAGCCCATGTTTTATACATAGCTACAAGATCAGTACCCAAGGTTTCATCAAACCAGCTCTGAGCTATAAAGAACCCATTTATTCCACCATGATAGAACCCTTTTTTATAAACATTTTTGGTGATTTTTTTCATAAAAATACCCATTACTAATGATGTGGTTAGCGAGCTCCCGAGTGCTATTAGGAGTTTTTCATTTTGTTTTACAAAAAGTTTTATCTCCTCAATTGGTGTTTTTTCTACAGTGGTTTCATTAGACATTTCTATGTCCTCCTTTGTGATAAAAAATTAATAGTTGCAAAAATAGAAAGCCATGTAATATTGCTACTACCAACACCTACTGATATTCAGTGTATGACCTTCTATTATAGCATATGTTTTTTTCGCGAAATTAAAAAATATAAGTAGTAGGTTCGTATCCCAATTCTTCCAATAAAGATTCAATAACTTCTTCGGCCGTAACCACACCAGTTGCCTCGAGTTTAGCATTAAATTTTGTATTTATTTTTGCGACAACACCCTCAAATATAGCATTATCTCCAAATTCTAGAGATGGTTCATAAGTTATAAATTTCATATAAACATCCTTTCTTTAATAAATTCTAGGAGGAACTCCAGGTCCGCTGTATCCTATAATTTTATTCTTCTTATTTATAATTACAAAATTCGTTCGTCTATTGGTTATGGTTTTACTCATTCGCTTTGCGAACCACATGAAGCCGTCCTTATCGTCTAATAAAGTGTATCCAGCATTTGATGCTTGCTTAAGAATTTCATCATCAGTAAGATGTCCTCTGGTTCCAAGGTTTGCATATTTTGTATCATCCATTGTGGTATCTCCTTTCAAGAGAAAAAGAAAAAGGGTTTTAATAACCCTAATTCTTTTTTTAAAGATCTAATTCATAGCCGACAAGTGTTTCTAATTTTTTCATTTGTTCTCTGTAATTCGCCTCGTTAATAATTCCCGTAGCATAACATTCCTTTATAAACGCTAATCTATTAGCTATTTTTAATGAAATAGTTATACTATTGATATTTTCATACTTACGAACCTCATATCGATCATGTTCTCCATTAGTCATCATTTCTTATCCTCCTATAATTTAATTTCTATTATAGGATATGTTTTGATCGCGAACTTATAAATTAGTTGCTCCCGACTTAACCATATACGCGTTGTAGTCACAATTACAGTTTAAATAAGTGCGACCCTTACTTGTGATTTTGTACTTCTTGTTATATTGGATATCTACAAATCCATAACCTTTTAACCAAGTCATATGCTTACTAAGCGTGCTATAAGTAGCCTCTAAGAAAGACTCAAGTTCTTTTATACTAGCGCCGTTCGCACCAAAGGCGATGATAGATTCTAGTATTTCTTTTCTCCATGCAGATGGAGATTTAGCTTTACGATTCTCACGTTTAGGAACCTCTTCTGAGGATTTAGCCGTAATACCAGTAGTTATGGTTACGGAGTCAGGAGTCATTATAAAAGTGCTTACCTCTGGGTATACGGGGTCATACGTACGGTGCCCATATAATTTTACAAGCGTGTTTATTGCGTTGTGTTCGTCCGCTAATTCTGCTTTCTCGCGGTCAAGCGCCTTAATACGATTGTCGACTCTTTCTAGCCTTGCTTTTAATTGGTTAATATCAATTTCGTTTTTCATTAGTTTTCTCCTTTTTGTTCATAATATATGGTGGTATATTAGTTGCCTTTCTATACTTCGCTACTTCTTCGGATTCTATTCGCTTCATCATTCTCATCAGAGTTAAATGTCATTATATAGAATACTCCGGTTGTAAGTAATTGTAGTGTAAATTTTGGAACTTCCATATTACATAAAATAAGTTCTGAGCTTCTATTTTGTTGGAAATATATTCGCCCAGCCTTAACGTCTGAGGCGGTTATCTCGGAAACAGGCCTCTCTTTTAATATCATATAGTTAGCCATATTATTGCACCATACCCTTCTTAATGTCAGCACTAAAAGCTTTAATTATTTCCTCGGCGGATGGTCCAGATATAGTAAGACCGGATCTATCTATATTTATAGTAATTGGTTCATACTCTTTTTGTTTCTCGATAATAAGATCTTTACATTCACAAATATCCTCAAGCTCTTTAATGCGCTCATTTTTTTCAATATTCTCAGAGACCAAATCGAGATAATCCTGATATTTAACAACATAACCTAAGTCTTTAGTTTGTATAGCGAATAAAAAAAAGTTTTTCTTTCTTGCGGTTTTTTTCTAACATTTCGTTAAATTTAGAATCAATTAGTGAGCACTGATAGACATCTAATGCTTCCGCATCATATATTTTCTTCTCTAACATAGCTATTTGCACGGTTAAGTTTTCAACATGTAGTTCATGGCCTTTTGTAGCATTTAGATGGTCCACACTCGAGTCAAATAATTGAGTCCTTAACTGTTCATTTTCCACTAATATTCGATCTTTAAATCTTGTAAGCTCTATGACTTTATCGCTTAATAATTTAAACTCGCCTGCTGGTGATGGTAAGGTTTTAAAATAGTCAAGTAGAGCCCTAATAGCTACTACCAAATCTAAAGAGTCTACATTTTTATTGTGGCCATACTCGTTTACCACTTTTTTTGCATAACCAATTGGTCCATCTTTTGATAAATTTATTTCATTAATACCGTTCATTTTTTTTATCTCCTTTCAAGAGAAACTATTTTTTAACGATGCCTTTTCTACTACAGATAATGTTAAATATCATTTCTTTTTGATACTGATACAATTTAATGCCTAGTTGATTCTCAACGAGTGAGATGGCCGCTGAATATATTGTGATTACTTGTCTTGGAATTTCACACATTGTATGGTTATTGTAATAGTCGTAGAAATCCTCACGTTTTAATTTATTTTGTTCTGTAAAGAAGTCTAATTCGGACTCGATTGAAGAGTTTAACTCTAGCTCAGATATTGGATCTTTATTTGCTATTGAAAATGTCATATTAACTTCCTCCTATTCATCAAATGTGCAGCGACCGTCCGTAATATTTCCTACGCCATCAAATGCTGCTTTTCTAAACTGCCCAGTTGCAATAACTTTACTGTACTCTAAACAATTAATTGTTATAAGCATAAAAGCGGGTAACTCCTGCCCAGCCAATAATAAGTCAGCTTTTTTAACAAAGTCTTTTTTAAGCGAACACACATTATTATGGCTGCAGGTAGAGCAGTCAACACGTATTATTCCCATATTATTTATCCTCCTTGGTTAATGTTTTGTACAACTCTTCGGAAGCAGGATCCGCTGCTTGAAAAAAATCCCTCATATTCGGATTAGATGAGCATTTACAACACTTACTATATTCTTTTAGTTGCCCACCATCGAATACGCAATGGGAGCACTTAATAAAATATCTGTCTTTACAGATAGGAGGAGTATCAGTTGCTGCTTCCACAAAAGCGCCTCTTCCATAAAACATATTGATAATACTTTTTAAACCGTTAACTTTTTTTGGATCGGCCAATATCTCTTTTCTAGGAACTAAGGTCTCAAGCTCTTCGAATGTATAATGGCGATTTGGATATAATTGAGCGACAAACTTCAACTCGCAATAAATATTGTAGCGCTCACCTTTAAAATATTCCTCTTCACGAATTCTACGAGGCAATCGAAAACCAGCCGTATCAAAACCTTGCTTTTCGAAAAGAGGGCAGTTTGTTTCGTATTCTGTCCTAAGTTGCTCATATTGTTCATTTTCGGAATCAATTACGCGGTTCTTATGGTCAACAAATAATTCCGCAGACTCTCTGTCAAGACATGCAAATTCATTGAACACCATATGATCCTCATAATCACTACCATTGTCATACATAACCACATATATTTTATCCATTTGTTATTCCTCCTTATCTTTCTCAATCTCTATTAATATAAATTTAGCCCCACTATTTCTTTTAGAGGCATAGTGTCTAAGAATGGCGTCTGTAAAACCAAAAGACTCACCCAATTCTTCGTAAGTACCAGTTCCTAGTATTTCATCTCTATTATTGTATAGCGCAAACACTTTTCTTCTAGATATTACTTTTTTCTTCGCCATTATTTAACCCTCGACTTTCTAAATAACTGTTAGTATCTGGTACAAACTCTTTTAGAGGACATTTGCCTGGTTTTTTATCTTCATAACAATAACTCGATATATTTGTATTTCCAAATGGTGATTCAGGATGCCAACAATTAACATCATCAGTATATTCACTCACTGGTGAAGTAAATGGACAGAAACGGCAACTTGTTATTTCGGCCATCTCAAATATATACTTTTTAGTAGGTACTTCTGGAGGTACTATACACGGCCTAGGTAGCGTTAACCATTTATCTTCTTGTATTTTATAGGTTCTTCGAAGTGATTTCATGACTTTTGTTACCGATTCGTCCATAGATTCCGCACCAACAGTCACATTGATAATTGCTATATTAACATCATCAACTAATAAGTTTCCATAATAATTATAAATAGGCATATTTATTTTTCTCCTTTTCGATTAGCATATTTTTTCAACAGTTGTGGTGGCACATAAATTACTTGATAAGATATTCCGAGCGCTCTATTTTTAACGATGCGCCCGGATAAGAACAATTCAATTAAGTTTAATTTCTTCAACAGTTATTAGCCCCTTTCAAGAGTTATTAAAGACTGTCTTAAATAACGGAGTAGACTGGGGTATTAAGGATTTAGATATGAGACTATAGGTTGACGGATGCATTATGAGTCGCCTGTCAAATACGTACACCTCCCCAGGTTTTCCACCATATTTTTTATTATAGGCGATGCGTAATCCAGTCCATTTATTAAGTTTTAATTTTTTACGCGTAATTGTGGGTATTGCTGGTGGAGCATACTCTGATAAAATTACCGTATAACCATTTATAAATGGTACTTCACGAACTTCTTTTCCAACTTTTTTATCATAAGGATTATTCATCTTTATCCACCTCTAAATCAAATCGGATAGCAGCACATAGTCGTCTATCCTTTTATCATAAATCTTAATGTTTGACTCGGCTGCCGCTCGAAGAGCATCAAAGTCTTTTCTAGAAATAGTTATTAGTTCAGTTGAAAATATTATTCGATCGCTTAATAAATCGTCAGTTCTATAAATAATAGAAAATACATCATCTTTAATTAGCTCGACCAATCTGTTAACTAATTCTTGTTTTATTATTTTCTCTACATCAACTTCGGTATATACTCTGGCCTCCTGACCAGAGATAGTTGTGGTGGCTTTATATACTTTATGTTTCATAGTATTCTCCTTTCAAGAGCTTATCCTAATTTAATAACCGTTTCTTTATTTTTTGTCATGTTTTCTGCAATTGAACTGTATATTTTGGAGACATTTGTTAGGTTTTGGTTAAAATCATTCAATAGAGTATCTAACTCGTTATTGAATTTCTTAAGAACTTCTTCTTTAGCTTTCTCGCGCACTTCTTTTTTAAGAGCTAAAATATCAATATTAGATACTTGTCTTGCTGCTTCAGAAGTTACAGAAGTTTTAATATCGCTAAAAGATGCATCAACAGACGTTTTAATCTCCGAATATATTTTAGCTTTGATAGCAGCTGTCGCCGAATTAGCTTCTGTTCGGACTCTGTTCGTAGCTTCTCTGTTTACAGCTACTTGTACGGCGTCATGTATAAGCTCATCTGAAATCTTTACATCAACTTTTCCAGCTAAACTATCAACCGTAAGCGTGTACAATTTGTCCATTTTTCTACCTGTGTAAATTGCGTAACCAATTGATGCTACCGATACTACTGCTGTTGATACCATTATTATATTTTTCATGTTTTTGTTCTCCTTTCAAGAGACATTTTTAGTGAAAGAAAAAGGGGATATAATTTCCCCTATTCTTTTTGAATTATTTTGCTTCTAGCCAATCGTTATGTTTTTTTGCTAATTCTGCGAAACAGAAACATTCTCTCTTCCAGAGAGTTTCGTACTTGTTCGCTTTGTCACGTTCAACTGCAAGTTCCTCTTTAAGTTTTTTGTTTTCATATTCCAATTCTTTAACATTATCCATTTTGTATCCTCCTAAAATTTTTTAACTTCTATTATAGGATATGTTTAATTCGCGAAAAGAAAAAGGTGTAGCCTCCAGGGCAATTACCCTAGTTTGATATATAATTCAATATACAAAGTCACCTTTTAATTTCTATTATAAGCTGCGTTTATTTCGCGAAAAGAAAAAGAGCGGTTAAGCTCTAGTTCTATTCTTCTTCATACCTATAACAATTTGGAGCGGTTGCATAACAAGGAAATAATCCACAATCCTTGCACAATTCAAATTTTTCTTTTTCTTTCTCTGCGTCTGAAATTGATAATTCTTCAATGCGTTTAACTTGCTCTTTTTCCATTTTTATAAAATCCTCCTTATAATAGATTCTATTATAAGCTGCGTTTATTTCGCGAGTTATGGCAGTTTTTCCATTACGCCGACCCATGATTATAAATAATTTCTTTTCCATGATTACCTCCTAAATTGCACATCGTCAATCTCGGCAACAAGAGTGAATTTCTCGAACCATGCTTGTTTGTCATTACTCGTCAGTGTGGAGTTGTTAAATATTAATGAGCCACTAGTATAGTCCTTTTTTAATGCCGCTGTGCACGCGTTAAGGACATTTTGAGAAGGTTTCTTATATAGACCATCAATAGTTGGACTGAACTGTACCGCATGTTTATTATCGTATATAACCTCATATAAAGTGTTCGGATATTGTTCGTCCAAAACCCTATTGACTACTACACACGCCGTCCATAACATACAATCATATGACTCGGCTCCCGCCTCATGTTCAATAAGCATTGCTAGCTCATAAAATTCTTCGTCCGTAAAAGATATACGATATGCACTCGTAGATATTTCCTCTTGCAGTAACTCCATATCATCCTCTAGCGCTGCGGTTCGTTTTTCGATATCATCTAACATAATAATTAACTCCTCCAATTCTTTGTCATAGAAATCCTCAGTTTGTTCGACGGATACAACTGTTTCTGGCTCTACCGTTGGTAAAATATCCGGACGGTTAAAAAGATAATATCCAAATGTAAACACCATAAGAAACGTAAGACTTATTGTAGACCCGATCATTCCATAAATAAAACCATCGTTTAATTTTTTCATAATATCCTCCTTCGAAAAAGAAAAGAGTTTGTAAAACCCTTTATCTTTATCTTTATTTTTTTTGTTATTTAATTAATTTCATAATGATATTGTATATCCCGTTTAATATAGCTTTAAGCCCGGCAAATACCTGTTTAAATACCAGATATATTATACCTAAGACCATAACTATGATTATCATATCATACATTTTCATTACCTCCTTTAATTTAAATTCTATTATAGGAGATGTATTCTACGCGGAAAAAGAAAAGAGTATAAACTCTTCCTTTTTAATATATAACGTTCAGTACCATGTCGTTATAAGCGTCCTCCCCAATCAAAGCTATCATATTACTCTCGTAGTCGTCAAGAACCTTCACTGTTGTGACGACTCCTTCGTACGAATAATTTATAACTTTTTTGGCGAATAATTTTCTTATAATATTTAACATTTTAAATCCTCCTTTAATATATTCTATTATAGGATATGTATTCTACGCGATCAAATTTTACTTCGACCCACAAGCGAGTTATGCAGACAATTTACGCAATAGTCTAACTCGTCATTTAACGTCTTGCAATTTCTGGTAACCTCTTCTCGACACTTCGGACGATCTTTAGGACATCTGTAAATAATCGATTTACGAAATATGTCTCGTAGTGCCTCTTTGTGTAGTACTGGGTTTATTTTTAATAGATCCTTATTAGTCATAGGTACGACCTTTCGATAAAAAAAAGAAGCCCTTAAGCTTCCTCTTCTTTCGAATTATCCTTTCTTAGTTTTAAAACTAGCATAGTACTAGCGATTCCAATTGCTCCTCCAAGAACAGCGCCTGTCAATAAATAACGGTTTTTAACCAATTGCGCTCCAATATACATATCTGTCGCAGAACATTCTGCAATGACTAATCGAGAAGCTTCACTTAACGTTCCACCCTCAACTGGTCCTACATATTTCTCAACAAAATATTTTGCTGGGCCAATAAATTTTCCTTTATTATCCCAAGCGGCCTTGTAGATTTTTTCTAAACCTTTAGTATTCATTTTAATTCCTCCTTAGATTTTTAATTCTATTATAAGCAATGTATTAGTCGCGAAAAAGAAAAGAGACTTTCGCCTCTATCTTTTAGTAATCTTAATTTGTATATCCCATTTCTCAGAGATGTATAATCCTCCAAAATAAGCCAATACACAACCAACTACAAAATAACCAACCGCTGTTGGAATATCATATACCATCATGTAATTATAGATAACCTCTCTACCGGCAATACGAGCGTCGAAATCGACATGTCGCATTGACAGCAAATAAATGCCTATCATTGTGATGTATATGGCTATTGCCAACAACATTTCTGTTTTGTACTGGTTGTAAATTCTTAATGCTTTCTTCATTTTAAATCCTCCAATAATATAATATTTTTACTACTACTATTATAGGGGATGTTTTTGACGCGAAGAAAAAAGAAGACTAAGTTTCCTTAATCCTCTTTCGATATTTATTTTTCTTCTTTTTTAACCTCTTGTTCAAGATCTTCTATGATGTAATCGAGTAATGCTATATCCGTCATACAACTTGAAACGTCTTTATGCAGTCTTTTAGTAAAGTCCGATGGGTGATCTCCATCCTTGTCAAATTCAAACATGATATCTGCATCCCTTTTCGTGATCTTTAATAACTTCTGCAAAGTTTTTTTTCTAGCTACTGCCATTTCTAATACTTCTCTTTTATTCATTTTTAAATCCTCCTTTAGATTATAAAAAATAATATTTATCATTATAGCATACGAATTATTCGCGAAGAAAAAAGAAGGGTTGTTATACCCTCTTTCTACTATTCTTCCTCGTCCTTATACATTTCAAGACATCGATCGACTTCCTTTATAGTCATTACGACCATTGTTTTCCACCCGTATTTGATTAGCGAGAACACTAACAATATTAAATTAACTGGTATCATAATAATCATAATAAACGCAGCTAATAGCCACGGTATTTTTTTATTAAATACGCCAATATAATACATGTTTACTCCTGCCATCAATCCAATGTGGATACCTCCAAATAATGCTTTAATAAGCTCTAACAAATCTCTCATTTTAATTCCTCCTTATAATAGTTTCTATTATAGGCAATGTTTTAGACGCGAAGAAAAAAGAAGACTAAGTTTCCTTAATCCTCTTTAGAAATTACATTTCTTCTTGGTTGTATGCCATACGAGTGCCTATCTCTATAGCTTGTTTCAATTGATCTTCGTCGTAATCATATACGTTATTTAATCCACTTACATATCCAACACCTGTTAAATATGGTAATGAATAGTTTGTACCGTGTATACAATTAATCTCCGATTCTAATTCTAAACAAGTTTCTATTAATCCTTCTTTACTCATAATGCTTTTCCTCCTAAAATTTATTTTCTATTATAGCATACGAATTCTTCGCGAAAAAAGAAAGAAGCTAATTTCTAGCTTCGATCCTTTGAATTATCTTTTGATTAGTTTCATTAAACGGAAAATTCCTCCGAATAATATTTTGAATACACCTCTCAATAATACTACAGCCACAATAATGACTACTAGTAATACCAAAATTAACATCCCTAATAATATACTTCCTATATCCATTTTTAAATCCTCCTTTAATAATTTCTATTATAGGATATGTTTTTTCCGCGAAAAAAAAAGAACTTACGTTCTCTTTTTGAAATTTAACTCTCTATCCATTTTTTACCATTATAATATCCATACTCATAACTTCCGCCCCATGGACTCATTTTTGTTAGTAATAAGAATTCGTCAAGTTCTTCTTTAGTTAGGTGCCCACTATAGTGCTTTTTACCGTCTTTATAACGGCCTTTGCGTCCTTTTAGTTTTGGCACCCACTTAATTAAGTCCTTGATTAAATCCTCATACATATCATCTTCTTTGTCTATTGCAACTTCTATATACGTTGTATTGTTCATAATTGTTCTCCTTTCGCGAGTAATCTCTATTATAGGAAATGAATTTTCCGCGAAAAAAAGAAAAGCCGTGAATTAACCACGACTTTTGAATAGACCCATTATCTTGAAATCCGGTAGATGCCCCTTCTCTTGAAATTGCATCGTTAATATCGCTAACGTAATATTACCAGCAACTCCAACAGCCGCACCTATCCAAGGTTCCCAATTAATTTTCGTTTTTGTCTTGTCGCTTGCTACAGCGCTAGCCAAATTCTTAATTGCCTCGGTCTCCTCTTTTATGCGTGCCGTTAAGCACTGGTACTCTTCCGTTAATGGTGAATACCGATCCCTTTCAAGGTAAAGATAATCTAACTGAGATTCCGCTAATTTGCGACCCCAATTCGTTTGTTTTTTAAACATGACTTTTCTTTCCTCCTTTCGAAGACGTAATGTCTTCTATTATAACATACGATTTTATCGCGTAAAATGAACGTCACGAACAACCTTAAATCTAACGGACGTTTTAGTCGCAAGATTGTCGGCATACTCGTCAAGGACAAATCGGTAAATATCCGTATCTTCTCCGGAGGAGTCAATCTGTAATTCACCCTCGCACTTGTACTTCCTTTTAAGGACATATATAAGTGTTAGGACTAAAAAAATATTCATTATTAATAGTATTACGGTGGCTGTATTCATAATTTATTCTCCTTTAGTTTCTGTTTCTTCTTTGTGCTAAACCAAGTACTTTTTGGTCGTATATTATATTACTGCTGTCTCGCCATACCTTGTTTAAGTCTTTTGTAAATTTACCCTCTCGTTGATCTTTATCTCGTTTGTTTTGAACCTTTTCGGATATTGGATTCTTCTCACGATTTTTAGCAGCTTGCTCCGCAAGAACCGCATTCTGGCGATTAGTTATGAGCTTCAAGAAAGCCTCCCCAGCTTTTAGGACGAGTGGATCAAAGTTCTTTTTAACTAGACTTGGTCCAGTTCCATTTTTTGAAGTTTTAATAGCATTTATTGCATCTTTTAACTCTTTCGCATAATCCATTTCTTTTTTCGTATATTCTGCTATAGGTGTACCATTAGCATAAAAGCCACCGCCGCCATTTTTTATTTCCACAGACTTACCATTAATATCAACAAATACTCTGGCATCATCTTTAATCTTAACATCGGCTTTAGCAAAGTCTTGACGTATTTGACTAGTGGTGGTACGTGTAGCTGCGCGCTTAGCTAGTAATCCTGCCACTTCATCCACGGCAGTCTTCTTACCATTCTTTACGCCATTGGTATAGCCCCATTTCATACCTTTTTTACCATGTTCTATATATTCTGACATATAAACCTCCTTTAGATGTCTTAAAAATGACCAAAAATATAGAAACCTCGTATAAAGCGGTATACGCCTATTCCTTAGAGTTTACCCCCATTTTGAAGGAATTGGTCGAGGACCAGTAGGAGAATGGCTGTAATCGCCGTATACGAGGTCACTTTTTTCTTAAACTGCTATTTTTTCTCCAAAATTGACTTAGCATCTAATTCTAGCGTCAAACTCTTCTTATTTTGGTAGTAATCTGTTGGTTCATTTAAAGCTAAGCGTAATACTTCCCTATCGCCGGAATTATCTATCAAGATCTTTCCGTCCGTAGGAGTTTCTGTACCTGGAATGCCTGTAGCAATACTTGTTAGAATTGACATTACGCCCGCGCCAACAGATATCGTTACAATATTCTTCCAGTCCATAGCGGTAACCGCTTGACCAATCGTCATTAAGGATACGGCTGTTTGTGCCATAGTCTTAACCGCTCTTGTCAAGGCAGCTTTTACAAATTCGACATTAACTAATTTTTGCATAATTCTCCTTTTCTAAACACTTCGTCGTATTAACGTTAATCTACTATTTACAGTAGTGGCGCCTGGTGAATTATTTAAGTAGATGACCACTTCGTCCGCATCAATATCTTGGAAACTAAACCATAGACCAGTATTGTTATAATTACTTACCCATTCTTTAGTTCCTGTATTGTAGTATAATCCGGCGGAATTATCAAGCGATTTAATATTAGCGGTTGGCGTATCGACGTCAACGCCATTTTTTCTAAAACGAAACTCGTGGCGCCAAGACGCAATACCTGTTACCGCATCAGATATAAAAGTATATTTACGAAATGGTATTATAGTTGTTGATATTCCAACCGTATTCGATACCGGTCTTGTATCAGTAACTATATCATTATACTCTAAACTCTTAGTTTGCCATGCACCATTTATTATTGTACTTACACTTAGTACACCACGCCATTCATCCATATAAGCGACTTTTGCGCCACTCCACTCTCGCCAGACATTACTAATACAAACTTTATTCCGTAGAGGCCATACCGTTTGAAGTATCATTGGCGCAGCAATCCCGATAGGATTAAACAGGGACCTGTTTAAATATATATTACGCCGTAACATTTTAAGCCACCGCGAATAACATATCGCCAACTAACGCACCAGAGGTAGTAGTTATACATGCCTGACTAAAAGTAATACACGATTGATCAAATATTCTTGGTGCGCCAAGCATTGACCAATCTATGGTCGTAAGTTGGCTAGCTGTTGGACAGAGTGCCGCAGCCCTAGGACGAACCGCCGTTACTCCAAAGTTACCAGCAGTACCTGTAGACGCTGATAAGGTTACAGCCTCTACCGATCTTATATATTTACCATTTGTCGGATTTATCCGATATCGTCTACCTGCTGCCACTGACGCTGGTAAAGCAGTCGCACCCCAAGCGTAGATGTTAACACTGCCTGTAGTACCGTCATGGAAAGTACATTGCGCTGTTGGTGTAGAAACCGTTGCTCCTGTAGCCGTATACCATTCTAAAAACCATTGGACTTCGGAATAATCAGACTCGCCAATTCTTTCCGCAAGATTATTATTAGCCAAGTTTGAATATAGATTAACATTTGCGGTTTGTATTGCTACCGAGTTACCAAGAAGACCGCCCATATGCATAAGGCGATCCTCTATTAATAATGTACTACCGGCGAAAGCCATTTGAAAAGTTAATTGAGCTAAAACGCGATGTTGATCAGCGGCTTTTGTAGGGAGTGCATTCGAGCCAGATAACGGAAATGCACAAATAGCTGCTGTTGTTGGTATTGCCGCTTGTGTCGGAACACCGGTTGCTCTCCATAAAGAAGCTTGATGTCCTGCAACCATAGTGCTCATAGAGGCCTTCTGGAAAGGATATCTCATACCTTGACCCATACCCTTCACAAGACCGTCTAAACTATCTATTGCCATGTAATTACCTCCTAAATATACTTGATGTAAATAGTCCCTTCACGAAGAGTCGTTGGGTCTGGTGGATTTCCTGTACCGTATAAAGTTGTTTGTTGTATTTTTTCAGCGCTAGTTGTTAAATTTACTACATTTATAGCACCGTCATCTTCTATGACTATTTTATGTCTTGTTCCGTCCGGAGACTTAGATACAAAGCCTACACCATTAACCAGGGTTTCAAAATTGCCATTAGATTCCACAGATACTGTTGAACTATTACCAAGACGAACCATATTACTCTTATTGACTTTTGCGCCATAGCCAACAGCAGTCGAATTTGTAAATGGCCCAGTGTTTACACTTTTATCTACACTGGCTAAGGCTCCTACAAATGTTAATTTATCGTCGGTTTGAACCGTACCTATCCCACCAAAATTACTAATACCGGTGTCAGCACCAATAGCCGTATTATAAAATCCGGTAGTATTATTAGATAACGCATTTCCACCAATAGCCGTATTATTTGCTCCTGTACTTAAATATAAAGTATGAGCCCCAACTGCCGAATTACCACCATTAACTGTATTCGACATTAATGCATCTTCGCCAACTGCCGTATTACCTATACCTGTAGTATTAGCAGCCATTGAACTCCAACCCATAGAGGTGTTATGATGACCTATTGTATTTGCTCGCATAGCGCGATAACCAACAGCAGTATTATATCTACCAGCATCTTGTGTTAGGTCTGGATTGTTAGACATTAAAGCTTCGTATCCAATAGCCGTTAATTCTTTGCTTGTCCCTAACACATTCAAGGCATTCACACCAACTGCCGTATTTTGATTGTAAATATTATTATTGAGATCAATAAACTCTCGATAAATATCTGTAGCCAATGACCACCAATCACTCAATGCGGCCGGTGTATTATTTAAATTTGGTTCATCTGTTGACATCCATATATTGCCATTAGCGTCCGTTACTATATCGCCATTTGCATATTCTGTAACAGCGCTCCATTTAGCAACTACGTCCGTTCGATCTATGAATGCTGCTGGAGGATTTCCCCAACCATAGTCACTCCAATCAGAACCATTTTTAGTCAACACCTGGCCAGCAGTTCCTGTAGAACTAGACACCAAAGGAGGAAACCCCCACCAAGCATTAGCAGAGGTTCCGTCCAAAGGAGTTGCATGATTTATATTATTATTCTGAAGAGATGCCCATGGAACACCATAAGCATCTATAGCCATATCGTGATCCGTATATGTTACCGTAGCATCCCATCTAGCTATTACGTTATGTTTATCAATAGTAGCCGCCGGAGGATTTTGCCATGAGTAGTTAGTGTCTAACGCCCCTGTTTTTGTAAGTATTTGGCCACTCGTGCCAGTATTAGAAGGGACAAAATTTATAACCATCCAATCACTCGTGTTTGCCGGAGGATCTAAATTAGTATTTGTGCTTAAAGAGTAGTATAGATACGTACTTTTAGACACAATATCACCAGCTTTATAGGTTGTGGCTGATGACCAAGGTCCCAAATATACAAAATTATTATGATTTTTAGGAGCGTTTAAAAACTTCATGGCTTATCTTCCTTTCATTATCCTATTACTACAGCGGTATATTGTCCAGCTGTTGGAGCTACTGCAAATTTGAATGTAACATTATTTAAGTCCGTATGCTCAACATCAGTGAGAACTTCTGCGTATGGAGAAGCTGTCTCGAACAACGTCACTGTAACAGCTCTTGTATTAAGGTTATGTGTTACTGGTAAACTTGTTAGTGTACCATTACCAATTGTTACTGAGAATTTAGATATACCAGCGGGAACATTAGCCCATTGATATGATCCTGCTACACCAGTTGCTTGTAAAAACTTACCATTGTTACCCGTACCATTTGCAGGAACGTGCAAACTACCATCAGTTGAAGGATGTACATAGTTATTAGCTCCGTCTGCAACATTGATTAACGTTCTTACTTGAGCTGCGGTTAAGTCTTCAACATTACCAGTAGCAGCAGTAACACGACCTTTAATTGTAGCAGTCGCTACTTGTGCTAACTTTGCATTAGTTACCGCATTAGTCGCAATAACTGTTGCGCCATCGCCAGTAGAGGTTACTTCTCCTGTATGATTTGGATGGGAGTAATTGTTGTATAAGGTATCGAAATAAGTCTTGAGAGCTGCCTTCATATTAGCGAAAGTAAACTTCTTAAGAACGTTCGAAGCCGCGGAGTCACTATAACCAAAGTTATCAGCATCAACAGGAGTTGCTTTAGCAGCAGAACCAACAATTATGGTACCAATACTTGTAGCGGTCTCATTACCACTATTAGTGCCGGAAGTATTTGTAATAACGGTTTGTTGTGCAGCAGTAACGTATTGTCTATCGCCAGACGCAGCTACATCAGCAGTCGTTAAAACTACAGCGCCAGTTCTACCAGCAACGCTCATTACGGCGTCTGTATTATCAACCTTATCGAATGTCGCCCCATTGTAAACTATCCAGTCACCAACTCCATATGGAACAGAACTAATAGTTCCACCTACAGAAATAACCCAATAGAATCCTTTAGCTGGAGAACCAGGAGCTGAGCCACCAGAAGCATCCCAAACACCTTGATATTCTAATTGACCAAGTATTGAGTCTGGAAGTTGCGTGGTTGGTATTTTACCATTTCCGTCCAAAGACGCTAAACCATTATTTACACCTAGTAAATTACTAGTTAGTAAATAGAACCAACTAGTTCCATTGTGAACTTTTGGACGATTATCTGTTGTATTGTAGTACACTTGACCCGCTTGACCGGCCGGATCAGTTCCCAAGAGATGAAGTACTACGTTTTGTATCTGATTTTTTAGTAGGTCAAGATTGTTTAAAAGTTTCATTATTAAATCCTCCTAGTTGCAGTATACTTTCCCGCTAAATATAGCTGAGAAGCTGATGGTTAAACTCATGTTATCGGTGTACTTTATATCCCCATATACAGCGGTTCCACCACTATCGACGATAGTTGCTGATGGAAACTTTCCTAAATTATGCACAACAACCCAAATATCAGATGCAACATCTTG